AATCTTGGTGCCTGTATTTGGCTGCGTCGTGCCGTTAATGTCCGCCCAAATATAAACATCGCGCGCGGCCGCGCCGGCCTTATCTAGCTGAGCCGAAAACTGAAAGTTGTATATACCGAGTCTGTCTACAAACACCTGTGATGTTGTTGCGCCTATGTAAACACCGTTAGATAGATCAGTCGTGTTAAACGTGACCGCATACGCCGTATTTATCGCAGCCGCAGTCTGTGTGGTCGTGTCAGAGAACACGCCATAGCGCATGTCAGGAACTTGCGGCGTATAGGCAGGAGCTACGGCAAGGGCGTCAAGTCCATTGAATACAGACAGTTGCTGCGCCATCCATTCGGCGTCGGTAGGCGCAACGCCGAAACCCTGAAGCGCAGTTTCGATAGACCCCTGCGATGACGACCATCCGGGCTCGTCCGGCGTCACGCCGAGCGCTTGAAGCGCCATGTCTACGACCGTCTGCTGAGTCGATAGAATAGAGTCGGCAGGGCCGACCTGAAGGTCTGTCAGAGTTAAAGTGTTCGATCCTGCGCCGGACAGGTTGAATAGGCTAAAGAAAAACAGATACCATTCGCGCGCCATCAACCCAGTTCTAGGGTCAATGATAGGGACGCGAAGCGCCGGGATCTGCGTTATGTTTAGCGGGCTATCAGGCATTTGTCGGGCTCAAAATAAGTTCCGCGCCCATGATAGCGATTTTAACTGGGTCTGTGCCTGACACCTCATACACACGGTCGCGGATCTTCATAGTCATGCCAAGCCGCCGCCAGATGGTTCTGAACCCGTATCGGCCAATTTTACCCATAGACTTCCAATGTTCGCTGGACCATGTGTGGCCGCCATCATCCGACCAACGAAGCATAACCTGCGGGTTAGCGCCTACCGTAACGCTAAAATCTAAAAGGATGTTATCGCCGGTTTCAGTCGTTATTAAAGGGCCTGATTCAGACGCCAAAAGATCTACAATGATGGTATCATAATCATAGCCATCTAACCCGACGCCAGTTTCACAGTCTAATTGGAGACTATGCTGCGTTGTGCGCTTTAGATCATTTTGGCCTGTAGGAAGCGCGCGCCAACGACGAAGCCATTTTTGCGTCGTTCCGTTGTCGCTGTATTGATTCATGTCAAAAGCGTAAATATTGCCGTTCTGATAGTCGCCGACGACAATCTCATTACTAAACGCCATTTGACAGTTACTGCGATGCCGCGTGAACTGACTATAAGCCCAACTGGCTCGTTCATGCCATGCGCCAGTGGCCACATCATAGACCCAAGTCGTATCGGCGGTCGGGAATATCAGGACATAGAAGGAATGACCGTCTTGCTGATATGTATAGCCAATAGCGTCCGAAATGTCAGAGTATTGCTGGATCTGCCATTCGACGGCGTGCGTGCTTATACGCTGGCCGGTATAGCCTTGAGATCTATAGACGATACCTTTACCCCGCGCGTCCGCGCCCAGCCAGAATAGTCCGTTGTCGAGCTTTGCAACGGAATAGGGCGCCGCGCAGCCTATTTCGTTAAACGCGCCTTGGATGCGCGCAAGCGGAAAGTCCTGAAGCCCGGCGTCATACCAAACCTCGACAGAATTGGTGCCAAAAAGCCAGATTTCGCGATGGTCCACAATTAGCGATACAAGACCGTCCGGCGAACCTTCCGCGCTGGCAAAATCTAGCGGATCGACTGAAAGACCGTCTAATAAAGAAGTGACCCAAAACCGCTGACTGTTGGGCTCATTAAAAACAAAATAGCCGTCAATATAGCCGACAGTGACCGCGCCAGGGAAATCGGGATCTGCTATCGGAGCAAAAACATCCGTGGTCAAATTATAAATGTAGCTAGGGCCATTGCAGGCGATAAATAGCTGCGTGCCATTATCGGCCATGCTGACCGGGCCCATCCCAGAAACGGTGCCTTTCAGCGTCGCATTCCAAGACGAATCAATACGGTAAAGTTTTTCCCCGGAAACAACAAATCCATACCCGCCGTATGTCCACAGCCCACGAATAGGACCGTTGCCAACAGTCTGTAAAAGCCGCAGGCCCGGCGCGCGCATAAGATACGCCGGTTCTTTACCGCCTTCGGGCACAATCTCAGGATAAAGATTTACCATACGATTATCCGCAGCGTTAATGCTGCGGGTAACATATGATGAGCCTAAGATCGGTGTTTTCATTTAGTAGCTCGGATACCATTTAGTGGTAGTGGCATCATAAGTCATCACTAACGCCCGGCTAACGACGGCCGTAGACGCCAGAGCGATATTGCCGGCGGTAGTCGTGGTAAATAGACCCGTGGGAATTAGCGTGATCTGACCGCCGCCAAGGGATATAGGAGACGGCGGCGTAATCGTATCAATAGCTGCCGTGCCGCTAATAAACACAATCTGCGTTGTCGGGGCGATAGTCGTCGCGCTGGCGATGGTTGGCGCGGCGGCGCTAGTAGATCTTAGCCCGGCGACAATCTGCGAACCCGAATAGGTCTGATCGCCGGTGAAAGTTTGCGCGGCGTCCGTCCGCGCAATAGTAGCGCTTGTGGACGGGAAAGTCATAACGGTAGAATCAGTGCCCGTTAACGCCAACGAATTGTTAACCGTCAGCGTTTTGGCATCGACACCGGCCAATGTCAGCGAATTGTTGACAGTTAGCGTTTTAGCGTCGACACCCGCCAGCGTCAGTGAACTATTCGCCGTAAGCGTTTTACCGTTAGCAACGGTAAGCGTAGCCGAAGTGGCCGGAGCGGTTATGGTTACTTTGTTGATGCTCGTGGCGGTAGCCACGCCCAAAACGGGCGTTGTTAGAGTAGGCGACGTAGAAAAAACAACGCTGCCTGATCCAGTTTCATCCGTCAACGCGGAGGCTAGATTAGCTGACGAGGGGACCTGTAAGAACGTAGGAATGTTTGTGCCAAGCGACGTAACGCCGGTGCCGCCACGACTAGCCGGAAGCGTGCCGGTGGTGCCAGCATTAATAGGTAGCCCAGTGCAGTTAGTCAGGACGCCCGCTGACGGCGTTCCAAGATTAGGATTGGTCAGCGTTATATTCGAAAGGAACGTAGCTTTAGTCGCCTGCTGCGTAATATCGCCCTGAACAACAGGGAGAACCGCAATGTCAGCGACACTAGTAGCGACGGGAAGATCGGCGATTTTAACGGTAGACATTAATAGTTCCCCGCATAAATGTTATAACGTTGACGTGTTCCGACGATGCTATACGGCAACGCCATAATGTCGTCGGGGTTGTTGATCCGTTTGAGATTACGCTTGCTATACATAGCAATTCGCTGAACTTGTGCTGACGGCTCAACACCAAATTCAGGGGCCATTTCGCAAGCTAGGTTGTACCGGAACGCCCGTAGATAGCCAGGCGGAAAAGATAGCGGTGTAGCCAAAGTGGCCGCCGTATCAAGCGGCGTAACTGAGATCAAATGAAATTCCAGCAATCTAAGTGGAACTGGATACACCGTCATGGTGATATTAGGAAAAGACATATTTACCCACATAACCTGCGGGTATGTGCTAGTGACAGTCTTAACTGCAATTCCGTCGTATTGCTGTTGATTAATCAGCTTGATGCCATAAGACACATTGGTCTGCGGGTCACGGAAATATGTGGCGTCATCGACCAAGATCGGACGACCGCCCTTAATTGTAGCTAAGATTTCCAGCGAACTTTGCGTTGTAAGCGGCACTGATTCTTGCGTTGATAAAAGCGCATTATTTAAAATAATATCGCCGGTAGGGCCAATATCCAGCTCACGCACGCCAGATGGCCACGTAAATATCTGATCTTGTGTGGCAAATACGGATAGACGCTCAGTATTCCACGAGTCGATCATCTGATTCAGGGCTGTCAACGCGTCCTGCGATGTCTCGGCTGAAGGCGTTTCGCCCTCCGCTAAAACCCCCAAGAGCCTCAACGCCCCGTTGATCTGATCGCCCGCTGTCGTCGTCATTATCCACCTTTGGCCTACGCCCGCGTCTGCGAACAGTATCAGGTTCAGCGTCCGCCGTCACCTTATTAGGGTCAAAACGCTCCCATCCATTTTCAATGTCGGCGTCTGCTTCCAGATCCATAGTGGCGACTTTCATCCCGTGGATGGGATGGCGCAAATAAATAACAGCCATTTTTCACCTATGGTAAGGGCCAGGCGGGCCGTAGCCCGCCCGTAGGATTAGATTAAGACGCAACCAGCGGAACTGAATACCACGTCGTCGAGTCATATGCGATATACATACAAGCCGTAAGATTAGTCATCGTAAAGTTTGAATCGACGGTGATGGCGTTAATAGCGTCGCCCGAAGCCGGCCAAACTTTTAAAACCGCCGCAGCGTTGTTCTTAAGAATGACCGTGCGCCCAGCAACAGCCGCCGGCAGAACAACGCCTTTAGTGCCGTCTGCGGCCGATACAAGCGTAAAGCCGTCCGAAACCGCCGCCGCGTTGGCCTGCGTCGAACCGGCCGCCGCGACGGTAGCCGATTTAAGATACAGACCGCCGGTCGTGGTAATGTCACTAGCGCTGACCGAAGTTGCGCTAGAGATAGTGCCTCCACTGATCGCCGCACCCGTGATGGTTGTGCCACTCACGAGTTCGGGATCAGAGAAGGCAACACCGACAGGTTTAGTGTTAGGCATTGCCTTCTCCTATTATTAAGCGATGCGATAAATCGAATACGCCGCCGTGCCCGTCTTGCGAAAACGGAAGGTAGCCGAGGACGGCGTGGTCGCGCCGTCAATGACGACCGCGCTGCCGACAATGCTGTTGCCCGTGCCAGCACCGAATGTCACGTCGTTCTGCGACGCATCGCCGACATTGATGACAACAACGTCAAAAGCCGTGTTGACCGCAACGCTGGGAAAAGCCGCATCAATGAGCGCGCCCGTCGGGAACGTGTAGGTGCCGGCGTCCGTGCCGCCAGAGTCGACCGTGATGATGCCGGCAGCGAGATTGGCCGCCGTAACCGTAACAGTAGCGCCGGTCAGAGCCGCCGGAGCGCCCTGCGCAAGCATTAATGGCTCGGTGCGATTGCCAGCCGAATACTGATAGCCGCCAGTTCCCTGGGAAATCGGCGGCGTCGGGCCAAACGATTCAAGCGGATAGGAAGCGCCCTGAGTAGTGATAGCCATGATCTGAAACTCCTTAATTTGAGAAAGAAGGGGCCGAAGCCCCCTCTATTAGCCCCAAAGACGAACCGCCATCTGCGGACGAATGACGCTGTAGCCATACAGAACGTCAATACGGCAGGGCAGTCGGTCGTTGTTGATGTCATACTGACGAACAACGCGGAGCGAGATACCGTTGTGGACCTGACGCGAAGCCATGTCGACGCCCTGCGGCAGCAGAAGGTCGGCGGTGGCGAACGCAATGGCGTCCTTGTGATAAATCAGGTTCTGCGGGTACTGCGTCGAAGCCGCACCAACAAAAGTGACAGCCGCACCGGAAACCGGCAGAGCGTCAACCGTAGCCAGAGCCTGCGTCGCCGAATACATCGCCGGAACAGTGACCGAAGCCGTGGTGGACGCCGTAACGTCAGCCAGAGCAACGAACTGATACAGCGAACCAGTCGATTCACGAGTCTGCGGATTGACGGCGTAGACGTTGGCGATGGTGAACACGTCACCAGCCTTGATCGTCGTGGTCGTAAGACCAGTCAGAACAACAGTCGTCGAACCTTCGCTCGTAACCGAAGTGCTAACCGTGACAGTGCCGGCGCGGGAGCCAGTCGTGAACTGTTTCACCGACTGCGACATATTCAGCTCGTCGTAGCCGAGAATGCCTTCGCCAAACAGGCCGTTCTTAAACTGCTTCGAAATAGCCGAAACAGGGTTGAACAGACCTTTCATGCCTTCGATCAGCGCGGCGTTAGCAGCCGGGTTGACCGTCGCATAGCGCGGCGACATAACAGCGGCGTTCTCGTTCAGTTTCTGCTGCGCCTGCAACAGAACCAGCGAGGTAGCCGGCGTCGTGCCGGGCGTGCCGACCGAATTGCCGATATATTTGAACGAGTTAGCAACGTCAGCGTCGATGCTGGCGGCGAGCTGCGAAATACGCGGCTTCAGCACGCGTTCCGCGAAGTCGTCCAACTGCATCGTCAGCTCGGCGGTCGTGAAGTTCACGCCGATATGCTTCTGCGACGAAACGGTCAGGGTCGTGTACTGCTCGTTGTCGTCCTGAACCTGAAGCGCAGCGCCGTCCGTAACCAGAGCGCGGTCGGGCAGGCGGATACGCAGAGTCGACCCGATCTTAGCGCCTTCAACAGCGAAAGAGTCGTCATACTGACGGTTAACGGTGCGGGTGAGCACGAGGTTGTTCTCCAGAATTTCCAGAGCCTTCCGCGTGATCATATCAATAGTAAGAAGTGAATTAGACATACCTTATCTCCGATTCTGCGCTTCCCACTTCTTAATCTGTCTTTGCCGTTCCGCTTCGATCCAATCCGACGTTGACATTGACTTTAGCGATCTAGGATCAGTCGTGTCGTAACGAGGACCTGAATTTGACCGGGTGGCTGTGACAGGAGCAAGAGGTGCGGGCGCGGTTGAGGTTTTCTTAACCGGCGGATTCGTGGCCAAATTGACCTCGATTTTTCCGATCTCTTTTGCCTGCAAGACTGGCGACAAGCGGGAAATTCGACTGGCTTCTTTTGGGTTGGACCCAAGCCAATAAATGACTTCGGGGCCAATATCAGAAGCCTGAATAGCCTGAGCCATAACGTCCGTGACGGGAAGATTTGGGTTATACGCGACCTGTTCAAAGTCTTCGTATCGGTCCCTAGCCTCTTCTTCACGGTCCTTATATGACTCTAAAAGAGCCGCTTGCTGAGTTGCGGCCTCGCGCTGGGCTAGAAGCTCTTGAGCGCGCTGATTGGCCAATGCTTCCGCATAAGCCTGGGCGTTCTCAAAATCATCCGGCGCAGGTGGAGGTGCAACGGGCTGTTGACGGGCCTGTTGCTCCGCAAGCCGTTGGGCCTGCTCTCTTTCCCATTTGCGCTGTTCTCTTGCAAGGCGCTTGCTTACAATCGCGTCCAACTCTTCCTGAGAGAACGATTTTGTAGGCTGCTGTTCCTCCGGCGTCGCTTCCACAGATTCCGGTGCTGCCGTAGCTTCCGGTTCCGGCGCGGGGCTGATCTCCGCTACAGCCTGTTCTTCGTCAGACATTACGTCTCCTAATCCTAGCTATCCGGCTAGTCGGTCATCCATATTTACATACAAAAGACTATTACGTCAAACGTAATAGCTAATGTTGACTTTTGCGCTGGCGGTCGTCTCAATGAACTTAATGCGGCTAAGATCGCCGTCATATTGAAGCGGGATACCCGCTACGAGCAGCATTCCGACCGAAGCAGTCGGATCTGTGCCGTCATCGCGCCACCGCACATTCTGCGTTTCGGCCACGATAAGCGCAAAATTGGCTTTTGTGTTCGAGCCATTGGGAGTCTGGGTAGGCACAGTTAAGCCCGTCGCCGAAGAAAGCGTAGCGAGCTGCTGATACCCCATACAGGTCGTAATACCTTTTACATTCATCGTCATTTTAGAATCTCCCGCGCTGAGCCATCGAGCGCAATTTTACTTCAGTATCTTGCGCGTAGGTTACTGGAATCGTTGAGAAAATCCAACCCAAATTATTGCCGGCGTCTACGTTGCCGTCCGTCGGAAGAGCTTGCCAAGTCGCGCCGCCGGTAGCAATAGAATCTTTTATGGAACAATAACTTACTGTATTTGTTCCTGAACTATCTGATAACGTAAATCGCGAGCCGGCAGAACTGCTTTGTAAAGTCACTAGGTTGCCAGAAGTTCCAGACGCGGTGAACGATGACACCGTTTGAGTAGTGCCAGCCGTAAAAGTTATGGTGACTGGCTGCGTCGTATTGGCGATATTAGCGAATGTATTGCTGCCGGAAATGGTCAACGCGCCCGCGCCGTCTTGACTCAATGTAGCTGCATAATTAAACCCGCCGCCCGCAAAGGTCTTTGCGCTGGCGGAAGTCATGCTGATGGTAGACGTTGTTCCCGTTGTAGTCAGCCCAGATCCAGAAGCCGACCAAGCCGTAGCGCCCGACCCGGCGATTACGATTTTGCCGTTTGTCCCAAAGGTAATGGCGCGGGTAAGCGCGCCTGTTGCGACAAATGTGCCGGTCGTAAAAGTCTTTCCGTTTACGTTGAACGTGCCGGAGGTCAAAGTAGTCGCAAGCGCGGTTCCACTTAGCGAAGTGTTATCCGCTAAAGTAAGTGTGCCGGTCGCGTTACTGATCGTAAAAGGCTGAGTAAATGTGACCGCCGCCGAAGTTAGAGTTTGCGTAACCCCTTGGCCGGCAAAAGTAAATGCGCCTGTGCCGCTTGTGGCTACATTAGACCCATAGGTTAAACTACCATAAAATGTCGGCGTAGTCGTTCCTGTCGCTAACGTCATATCAGCGGCTGCCGAATTACGCGCGCTCATATTCAACGAGCCAATCTGAAATTGTCCGTTTATGGTTATGGTAGCGCCGTCATTTAAGCCCGTAGCTTGGATGATAACTGTATCTTGAGCCAAAGGAAAATTATTCAGCGCAGGCGTTGTCCCGCCGGCCGTAGTTTCCCATGCAGCATCAGACCAGTTCCCGCCGGTCCCGGCGGCTGTGTACCAATATTTATTAACGCCAGCCGCAAAAGTGATTGTTGTATTGTCGTTCCCGAGACAATTACCAAGGCGAGTGCCCGTCCAAGGCGTGGCAACACTGCCGGCGGCTTTAATGTCGCGAAAATCAACGTCCGCAAGCGCAGAAAGAGTGCCATTTAACGTTATTGTGCGCTGCGTTCCAACGACATCGCTAAACACTAACATCCGCCGAACGGCTGTATTAGCCGCACCAAACGTGAGCGTTCCGTTTACGGTCTGATCTGCGGCAAATCGGACAAATTTCATGCCGGCGGCAGAGGCTGTCGTGAAGACCAGATTATTAAACGTATTTGCGCCCGTTATAATAGCAAGACCCGTGATGAAATTGCTAGTAAACGATACGTTATAATACGTTAACCCACCCATAGAGCAAGACGGGTTGCCATTCGAACAATTTATCTGAGACGTGCCGGCGTTAAACGTAAGATTAGTGGATGTTATAGTTAATGGAGTGCCTGACGACAAAGCGACAGTACTGGACCCCAAAGATAAGTTGCGTATGTTAGTGGACGTAGATGATATAACTGTTGCTGTGACATTAAAATTGGCCGTAATAAAAGACCCATTTGTAAGTGTAATTCCAGCCCCAGTAGTAAGCGCCGATCCAAGCGTCCATTCGCCACTGACACCATCAAGAGATAATGTGCCAGTCGTAACACTTACGCTATTCGTCGTTATAGTATTGCCGGTCGTGGTTGATCTGAACGTCAACGCGCCGGTATAAGTAGACGCATAATACGTCGACGTAGCGTTAATCCACGATCCGTAAACACCTAACGCGGAACTACCCGCCAGCGTCATTTTCTTAGCAGCGTTAGTAATTGTAACTGAAAAATTGGCGCAGTTAGACGTAGCGTTTACAGTGACTGTAAAAGTTCCGGCGGCAGAATTATCATCAAAGATGACGTTATCGGCGCTTGTAGGAGCCTGCGTATGAAAAATGCCGCCGCCAGAACTCGTCGCCCAACGGGTTGCAAAATCGCTCCAGTTTCCGGTCCCGCCAACCCAATAATAGTCAGCCATAGATCAGTCCTCTTTTGTAACTATAGCCAACCATTCATCATATCGACGCTGTTTTTCAGCTTCGATCTCAGCACCCGACAATTTTAGTGTGTCGGGTATGACAATCGCGTCTTTGAAGACCCACGGAGCTTCACCCATGGTAAATTCAATCTTTATCATGGAATGGCCATCCCAACCCAAGTAGATGTCGCGCCAGTACCGCCAACAGTGCAGACCCAACCAGAAACGGCCGTAGAAGCCGTCATGTCGTTGTAGACAATATCGCCTGCGCTCCACAAATAACTAGCAGCAGATGCAAAACCTGTGGGAGTAGTAGCGGCCGAAATTTTACTTTCGGTCATGTCTAGATCTTTTACGATAAGCCGCACGCATCCGGTTAATGCCGACGCGGTATATTGAGCCTCTGTCATTACGGCGTAACCGACATAGCTGCCGGTATAAAAAGTAGCTTCGGCGCTAGTAACGGCCGCTGTCTGAGTTATGTTAAAATACCCTTGCGAGTCGGTAACATTGATTTGCGCGGTGCCGGCGGCGCTAACATAACTCCATGCGCCGCCATAAGTTCCAAGCACAAACACGCGGTAGGTATTTCCAATCGTAAACCAAGCCGCTGCACCCGCACGAGGACGGCCGGTTCCTTGAACGACGCGCACGCCGCGTGTGCCATTGACGGCTTTGACCGCGCCATTATAAAGGTATGATGTTCCTGAAGAAGGCACGCGCGCGCTGACATCAAACGTCATGCCGGAGAGCGCGGCGACTTGACGCGTCGTCAAATAGGCCGTGTATAAATCTTCGCCATTATACGTAACTACACCAAACGCGGAAGGTGTTCCAGTCTGATATATCGGCGAATTTTTAACGCCTAAAAGCATTTGAGGCGTGACAGCCGGAGTAGCCGTATTAAGAACTGCCAAATTATCAATATTAACGCGGATGTTGGACGAAACCGCAGCAGATCCGTAAAGATCTACGCCTATATTGTATTTGTCTAAAGTGCCAATAAACACTAGATTTGAAATGTTTATAGCGCATTGCGACATATTGGTTAGTTTAAGTGTAATTCCACGTTTAGTCCCATAGAAATACGCGCCTTCAACAGTTACTTCGCCGGTTATGATGGCAGTAGGCCCAAGTTGGCTCTGATATTCCGTAGGTATGCAAGTCTCTACGAGCGTGTCTACCCATGCTTCGTCTGGACGGCTCAGTAGAATGTCCGTTGATTCTTGAGTAGATGACGATGAAAGCCCGTTGGCCTCGAAATAATTATCGCGGATGACAGTGCGTTGATTTAGGCCGACTAACACAAGCCCAACGCCATTGTTGCCCCCTAGAGTCTGATTCCTATTACCTTCAATCGTATTTCCAGTAATTACAAGACCCGATGAGCTAAAGCACATTATGCCAAGGCCGCCAAGATTACCATCTATACGATTATTTTGGAATATAGTCTGAAAACTTTGTTGTCCGCAGACAACACCGTAATCATTATTTGTGATAAAATTATTCGAATATGTTCCAATATATCCATACAGAAGAAGAATGCCGATTCTATTGGACTGAATTTGACAATTATCGACGATGTTAGTATCAGCACCGACGGCTTTAATACGCTGAATACCGACAGATCCGCCACGAATGTATAAATTGCGAATTTCGGAATACTGCCCGATAATATCAAGCACGGGAAAAGTTTTACCCGACGCCGTAAGATAGGTAGTCCGTTTATTTTCACCGATAAGAACGGAGTTAGTCGGCAACGTCAACGTGCTAGTTATGCGATAGTTACCGTTAGGGAAATAAATAGCGTTTCCGGCAGCAGTGCCTACGTTAATCGCGGTTTGAATCGCGACGGTATCATCCGTCACGCCGTCGCCGACTGCGCCCCATTGACGGACATTTAGGTTTTCTAGGCTGACCGTTGTTTGAACGGTCACGCCATCCTGCACCAGCGGATATATCTCTGCGCCGGTTAATGGCAGCGTTGCTGGCGGAAGCTGCGAGATCTTTACGTCGGCCATTATACGCCCCGATTATTAAGCTAGGAACTTTAATTTATACAGCGTCGACAGATATAAGTCTACGATACCGTCGATAATGTTCTGGATCGCCGTGTCTTCTTTGTCGCAGACTTTATAGCGCATGGACTCGACTTCTTTGAGCGAATCTTCCAGAAATTCGACGACATTATTGGTCTTTTTAGCCGAATGCAGCGTGATTGGGCCAATTAGGCCATGTCGACCCTGATAGGCTTCAGCCAAATCATCTGCTAAATCGATGACTTTTTCATAAAAGCCACCCAAAGCCTTGTGTTTGGCGTAAGAACGCGTGTTGAGATGCACAGAATGCGTGACATCACGCGCCAAAAACAGGTGTCCAATCAGATCCGCGCAGCTCATTGACCCATCTCCCGTATCGGCGCGCTACCCGGCACCAAATCACCCGTATCCAAAGCCGCCGCAATGGTGCCCTGCACGATGTCCTGAACCTGTTCTGGCGTCAAACCCGCCTGCATAGCCGAAAGACGCTTGGTTTCGGCGTCATAAGCCTTAATTTGCGCGTTTTGTTCGTCAATCGACAGTTTTTGCATCTCATAGGACTGCATGAGCGCCTGGATCTGAGCCGTTGTCTGCTCCATTTCCCGCGCCATTTGCTCCATTTGCATGCGCATGGCCTGCGCTTCCGGCGACTCGTCGGTATCCTGAAGCACTTTCGGGTCGAGCATCTTCTCAAACCGTTTGGCCATCGTCTCAGAACCTGGCCAATCCATGTTCTTGACGAACAGGTCGCCCGCGACCGACCACAACGCGGGGTTGGTCTGGAGGATCTGGCCCATCGTGTCCATAGCCTCCTGCTTACGGGTCATGTAGCTGGGGCCAGACGACACATGCACATCGTAGGTGCCGACATTGGGGTTGTAGATCTTGGATATTTCAATGCCTTCTTCGTTGACAATCTTGCGCACCGCCTCCGGCTGGGCCGGGTTAATGCGCGCCATGCCAACTTCGCCTTCGACATTGATAATACGCGCCACGCGCTGCGTGTCGTAGATCTTTGGAATCATGTCGACGAGCTGCCGCGCGACGTATTTTATCGCCCGCGCAAGGTTGTCGACATAATGATAAGTACTCGTGTCTCCTTGCCGCTCCCGAGCGAGGATTGCACGACCCGTCCGCTCGTTGGAAGTCGCCCCAATGCTACTATCGTACTGGCCAGTGGTCGACTTGATGTCTTCGCCAGCCCCCATCTTGGCTTGAATAAGGCCCGTTTGAGCCATCGGAGGC